TCATGGCGTAGATCCACACTTCGTCATACGTCGTGGCAGTAGATGATCCAGTGTGGATCGTCGTGCCAGGGGTAGCGGTAGCGGCAACTTTGATCGGGCGACCGTCAGTGGATCCCGACAACGTAAGTTTGCTGAATGTAGTAGCCATTGATCAACGTGCCTTTCTAACTGAAAACTTGAACTTCAATAACGTTCGCCCCACCGCTAACGGCAGTCCATGCGCTTCCATCCCACACAGAAAATTCATTGGTGTCCAGCAGATAACTGCATTCACCTTCTTCAAGTGTAGGTTCACCTGCGCCACCGTAGGCGGCGGTGCGGGTGGCGGCATCAGCGAACACCTTGACACCGCGCATCAGATATTGATTGGTATCGGATGCTGTCAAGACATCGCCGCTGACAAACAGTTTCGTCCCAGTGATAGCCATAGTGCGCTTATCCTAGCATTAGGTGACTGCGTTGTTCGCGTCTAGGACACCGAACACGAGATCATCCAGGGTGAATGGGTTGAGAACGTAGGCATCTGCCATCGCAATTTCAAGCCTGTGGAAATTGGGGGTGATAAGGCGACTCATCCGTTCAACGGTTTGATACCTGGTCACCGATGCGGGGGATCCTGCCTGATAGTTGCGTTCCACTGTGATCGTGTCGCCTAATTCAAGTTGATTGCAGGTGATGCGATCCCCTGCGGCGAACGACGACACCAGAAGTGTCATGTCGTCAAATCGGTAGATCGGCTGTGAATACAAAGTCAGCAGTTCTTGCGCTAGGTCTAGTGCGTCTGCGTCGTTGGCAAGTAGCAGACCGTCCAGGGTCAGTGTGCTGATGCCGAATTCTGTTTGACTTGCGGCATCGTTAGCGATCTGCGGTGTGCCACCCTGCACGGTAGTCACAACTTTGTTGTATAAGAATTCTTGACCGTACAGAATTGACAGGTTCTGATATTTGATATCCGAACCATCATCATCACTGAACGCCGCTGACACTGTGGCGAATGCCGCCGCAGTGCGATCGGTGAATGTCAACGCGCCATCCTTCGCGACAAAGAAGAAGCCCTGTTCCGCTGTGGCGATTGACTGCGCATAACTAAGCGCGTTCGTGTTGGCATCAATCTGATACGCGCCAAGCGTCGCCGTACCAGCATCAATGTTTGTCGTTCCCTGATAGTCAATTTCGGGCAACTGCAACAGGTAGTTCAGGCGCGCGCCAGAAAGTTCCTCAGTGGGGGTGTGGTCTGAACTGGTGGCGGTGTTGGCAAGAAGAACGAAGTCATCTGCCGCATTGATGACCACTGTTGAAATGTCTGTGCTTTTACCAGTCGCATAGGAAAGATCAATGTCGGTGATCCGTCCAACGAATAGATCTTCTGTCCCCATTCTGATCGTCACCTTGCGGCGAGGGGTCACACCCGATCTGCCAGTGATCGGATCCCAGTACGGCGAACTTTCGTTTGTTGGGTCAAAGCGACGATCATTGTTCAACAGGGTGACACTGCAAGTACCCGCAGAAAAGTTTGACAACTGATCTGACCTGCCGCGCGTTGTGCTGATCTGTTGCACATAAGGTGCAACATCGTCACCCAACAACGTGCCATCCAGATAGTCCTGATCCAGCACACCATCAGTTGCGCTATCCAGTGTGAATACGTTGACGGGAAAACCCAGTTCCATCAGAACTGTCAGTTCTTCACCCCATGCAGTAGTGACAGACATGATCAGGTGAAGGCGGCGTATTCAGCGGTAATCGGGACGTAGCCGTTCGCCCTTTCATATTGCTTCAGGTAGTCAATGAATTCGCGGGCAACAGCCTGCGCATCAGTACCCATACCCGCATTGATAGTCACGTTGTATTCGTTAGCAAGATTGTCTGCACCAAAGAACGAACCAGGATCAATCGCCCCAACAGCCGCCGCACCCATATACACAGACGACAAATTCAACGGTGCAACAGGGGATGTCGGCACATTGACAGACGGAACCTGCGGAACATTCAAACGTGCCTTCGCCTGTTCAAGTAGCAGTTTGCCGTATTCCTTTGTCAGATCATTCAACTTGCGCTGTGCATCAGCGACTTCCAGGATCGCATCACGTTCACGTTCCTGCGCGGCGGCGACCCGATCAATGGCATCTTCCTGCGCCTTCTTCGCCTTATTCAGATTGTCCAACGCAGTCTTGTATGCGTCAGTGCCTTCTTTCGCACCGTTGACAGTTTCATCCAGCGCAGTCTGCGCGGCATCCAGTGCAACAGTGGATTGACGCTGACGATCCTGCGCATCCTTGACAGACAACTTCGCTTCAGCCAACGCAATTTCAGCCTGACGGATAGCGGTTGCATTGCTTTCTGGATCTAGTCTGACCTTCGCCAGTTCCTGTTCCGCACGGGTCACCGCAAAGATCGCTTCTTCAACGTCATACCCTGAACGCTCAACTTCGCGTTGTGCTTCTTCCAAATCCTGCTGACGATCTTTCGCTTGCTTACTGTCCTTGCCGAAGCCACTGATGACGCGCGTGAATTCAGCCTGTGCAATCGTCACATCTTCATTCGCCGTAGCCAACTGGCGTTGTGCCTCAGCAGTTGCCTTCGCCGCATCACGCGCCGACCGTTGTGCGCTGGTCTGCGAACGCAACGCATCAGTCAACTTGGCAATCTTCTCGCGCGCAGTTTCCACAGCCTTTGACACACCACCTGGCTTGTCGCCAGTGATCAAAGCAAGGTTCTTCTGCGCCTCACTGACGGCATCCGTTGCATCTTTCAATTCAGACAGTGTGAACCTGCCACGCTGACGGATCTGCGCAAGTCGCTGTTCAGCATTCTTGACTTCTGCTGTGGCTGAAGCAAGGGTGACCATGCTTGAACCTGATCTGCTTGCGGTATTGCCGAAGTTAGCCAGACGGGTTTCCGCATCGGTGATCAGTTTGCCGACGTTGACAAGCGCGGGTGTCGTACTTTCTGCGGCGTACTTCAAACGTCCGAATGACACTTCCGCAATGTTGCCGATCTTCGGGATGTCAAGACCGATCTTGCTGAATAAACCAGTAAGACCGTTGATGATCCCAATGACTGAATTGATCGCGCGAATGAATGTGTTGACGAAGAATTCAACGCCAGCGATGACACCGTTCAGGATGAATTTGAATACGTCACCCCAGTTGCCGAACTTCTGGTATGAATAAACGATCGCCGCCGCAAGCGCACTAAGAAGAACCACGATCGCGCCGATACCTGTGGCAGTCAAAGCCACACCGAACACAGTGATGTTCGCCGCCGCAACCGCAGACGCGATAGATGCGATCTTTAGACCAGCCGCCAACGCTAGGATCAACGTGCTGAACGTGCCGATCGCCGCACCGAACGCGATGATCTTGTCAGTATTCTGACCAGCCCAATCCGCGAACTGTTGCAAATACGGCAAGATCTTTTCCAGGATCGGCAACAGTGCCATGCCGATGGCTTCCTGAACATCGCTCAAACTGTTGCGCAGTTGCGTCATCCGACCAGCGGCAGTGTTCGCCGCCGCCGCAGTCGCACCACCGAACGTGGCAGATAGTTCTGTGAAGATCTGGTCAAGTGTCTGACCATCTTTGATGTTGTCTGCAAGCGCAGGCGATAGTGCTTTCAGTGATTTGAAGTTGTCGTTGTATGCCTTCGCCAATGCGGAAGCCACATCAACCAGTGGCACACCAGTTGCAGTGGCGATATCCATCGCCAGCGTCAGATCCTGTTGCGACTTGTTCAGGTCACCAGTGGCAGTGACAAGTGCCGCCAATGCGGGTCGCATCTCGCTATCCGAATAGATCGTCGTGCGCTGAAGCGATGCAAGATATTGTTCGTTAGCCGCAATCGTTGCCTGTGATGCGCCAGTGACCCGTTCCAACGTTGACGCAAGAACAGTCATTTCCTGCTGTTCCTGGATGCCCGCCTGCACCGCCTTCGTTGCGGCGAACGCCAACCCAGCGAGCGCGGCGGCGGCAGGCAAAGCCGCCTTCTGAATAGCGAACTGCGCCTTCTGCCCAACTGTTTCCAGTTTCGCGAATTCTTTGATCGCCTTTTCAATACCGCGATTGTCAAACGCTGAAAGTATGTTGATGCCAAGTGCCATGATCAGTACCCGCTAACGATCCGCGCCCGCACGATCGCATCCGTCTGTGTGATTGCTTTCCGAACTTCATCTTCAATCATAGGCAATCCACGTTCAACTGCCTTATACATGACACGCGAACGGAACCCATCACCCTTTGACTTGACTGCGCGACGCTTATCCAAGTTCTGCACAAACCGCGCACCAGCATTAGCCGAACCCGCACCGTCATACACCTGACCGCCAGCATCCATCTGCTGAATACGCATGATCCCCACATCTTTGCCAACAAACCTGTTGCCCGAATAGATGTAAGGCTTCACACCCTTCTGCGCTTTGCTGACGTTGTACGGCGGCATACGCTTCTTCCCCCGTCGCCCGCCCTCACTGTGCCAGTTGGTCAGCGGCTGAACCATCGGGAACGCCCGACCGACATCACGCGCCAGGGGTTCGGCGGCAGTCTTTAGCCGATCAACAATCTGTTTGTAAAGTTCCTTGTCATAGGTGCGCAGTTCAGCCAACGTTGCCTTCAATCCAACAACATCAACCTGAATGACTGTGCCTGCCATGATCTGCCCATGATACAACTAACGTTTGCGTCGCATCCGTTCCGCACGATCTGCGATGTAGTCCCACATTGTTGCGATCATCAGATCACCAGCCGCAAGCAAATCTTGCGGGGCGATACCTGTTTCAACTGCTAGGGCGGCAATCTGCCAGTGCGCCGAACTGCGCCCTAACTTTCCAAAGGGGTAGCACCTTCACTATCGGTTCGCGCTTCCACTGTCTTGACAGTGGAAACCCAATCGGGTTTGAACTTCAGACTGGTCTTGCCCATACGCTTTTCAGCGTGCCATGCAAGCCATGCCAAGTCAGTCAACTTCATATCGTTTTCAAACTTGACAACGCTTTTCCCTGACTCACTTTCAAACATGATGAAGTCAATGAAGATTGCATCAACGTCAGCACTCTGACCGTTGACGAATTCAACACGCAATGGGATTTGCATTTGTTATACCCCTTCGGTAGTTATGTTGAAATTATGAAAGCGACTTGGTAAGCGTGCCGCCCGTGAACGTCAACGTGATGGGCGAAGTCGCACCAACATCCGTCGCGTTGATCGGCGAATGCGAAGCCAAGTAAGCACCAACGATTGAATACCCAGGGTTCGTTGCGCTTGTCGCCTCACCCTTGATCGGCTTCAGCGAAATGCTGGTGGTGGTTCCGACAAGCGGGAAGATCGTGGCTTCCACTTCACCTGCCGCGAAGTCCTGATACAGCGTGACTTCAACGGTGTTGTTCTGGATACCACCGACGAACGCGCGGTTGCCGCCCATCACAGTTGCTTCCTGCTGTTCAACCTCATAGGTCAACACAACGCTGTTGGCGCGATCACTCAGATCAACATCGTTGATCAGAAGTTGAACGTTCTTGAAAGCGATAATTGCCATGATTATTCCTCAACCTTCGGTTGCCTGTCGTTGTCTTTCTTGGAAACTTTGCTACCAATTTCAGCGATATGACCGCCTTCAAGTAACGCTTGAATATTAGCACCAGCAAGATCGTTTTCGTCAACGGTGTCACCCTGCTTGTGATGCGCCATCTTGTGTGAAACAACTTTGAACTGCGTCATGTGTTTTCCTATCCGTTCACTGTGACATCAACAGACATCTGCAAGAAGTCCTGATCCTGTGCGTTGACACTGCTGATATTGATACCCGATGTTACCGTCAGCGATTGCGCTACGCCACCTAGCGTCTCATCACCTTCCAGGGCGGCGCGCACAGACTTCGCCCCTGAGTAAGCCAAGAACTGATCCAGGGTTTCAAATGCCCGATCATCGGTGTACCTGCCGACGATGACAAAGCAGGTGCAGTCATAAATAACCAGACCGCCAGCCATTGCGCCGTGATAATTGATGCGGTTGATTACAGGGAACCCGACAGGGGGAACCAGTTGCGAAGGCTGATAGTCAAAGGTGCGCAAGCCACTGATCGTGGCAAGACGGTTCTTCAAACCCAGCATCACCTGCGATGGGGTAGCCGCCATCAGGCAATCCCAAGTTTCCGATACTGGTTCAACATATCCCGCACATCGGGGTCAACCGCACGCACCTGGATAGCCATGTCAGCGAAACCGACAACACCCAGCGCGGCGTTATATCGCGCAAATCCGCGCATAGACAACAGCACGCAGGCTTCCCGCACATCATCAGGAACAGCCGACCAACCCCACACACCATTGATCTGCGCTGACGGAAGCAACGGAACCGAATACAACGGGAACGTCTTGCCACCAATCGCGGTGATCATCCGATATGGGAACCCCGTGATCGCCACATCCAACGGTTCCAACTGATAATCAGTTCCAAGAACCCAGGTATCTTCAAACGTACCATCACCGTCATCATCTGTTTTCAGGGTGGTGATACTGACAAGATCGTTCTGCAACGGCAACTGATACAGCGTCCAGGCATACAGGCTGACAGTCGCAGACTTCTGATAGAAGAACCTTCCGCAGTATCCGTCAATGCGACGCGACGCACCTTCAATGGCGTTTTCCAGAAGCGCATCATCTGCGGTATCGGCAACCCCGATACGCAACGCACTTTTCACTTCGCTCAGTGTGCAATAGCCATTGGTGATCGCCATTAGTTATGCCTTCTTCCGTTTGCGCGGGCGCGGCATAATAGCGCGCTCATCCGCAGGCTGAACAGTCGCAGTATCAACTTCATCGGCAACAACATCCACCTTCTTCAACAGCGCATCAATCTGTGCGACGCGATCCATCTTGCCACGACGAACATACCCTTCGCGTTCAGCAAGCAACGCATCAATCAGTTTCTTTTCCATGTTCAAATGTTACTTCCTGCATGACGCGAAAAGGGGCGGGGTTTTCACCCCGCCCCAGATCGCGTTGATCACTATCGTCAGAACGACGGGGTAATCAATCCAGTCCCACCCACAAGTGAGAAGGCATTGGGGTAGCGGTTTGCGGTGAAGGCGGCGTAACCGTAGACAATCATCTGAACGTCAAGTTCCGCACCCTTCGGTTGCTCAAAGCGCAACATCATCGGCGAACCATCGCCCTGTTCCCACAGGTGAAGTTCCTGCGTGTTTCCGATGATGATGACATCTTCGTTGTTTCCTGCACCGTTCGTGATGGTGACATTGGCATCCGTGACCACAGGAAGTCCCGCGATCGTGTAGCCGCTGTTCCCATACACAACCGAACCCTGACCAACAGCGACGCTGTTGAACGCGCCGTTTCCAACGGGAACGGCAAGCGGGCGGTTGGTGCTGTCAAGCGCG